CCGTTTAATTCACATACCACAAGATTCTAACAGATACCTGTCGGTACCTCCCTCCTCCTCACGTATTTTATACATTAATCGGGACCTTCCCCGTATCGTAAAGGTAGCTTAATAATGGCTTTTAAATTTCCTGATAAAGACCCTGACGAGCAGTTGGACTATACGGTCGATTGGTCGCGGTATTTAACGGACGCCCAGTCAATTGATCTCGAAAATTCGTCTTGGAAAATTCAGAAGAAAGACGGGACTTATGTTTCTTTTTTTAGTGATCAAAGTTTTGAAGGGGATGCCGTAATTGCAAAAGATGCTAGCGTTTTGAATGGTCTCACAATGGAGAGTCAAACTTTTACGACTAACAAGGCTATTATTGTACTCTCTAGAGGCATTGCTAACACAGCCTACCGACTACTCTGCGAAATAAAAATTGACGGTACCAACGTCACAACAAATCGCGAAATAAACTTGCGCGTTAGGGAGAGATCGTAATGGCGTATAATTATCTTGCGCTGTGTAACGATGTAGCGTCTCGCCTAAATGAAGTTGCTTTTACAGACTCTAACTTTCCTACTGTCGTTGGTGTAGGAAAAAACATTAAAGAAGCTGTTAACGCTTCAATTCGTTATATTAACCAAGCGCATTTTCATTGGCCGTTCAACCACAACCTCGAAGAAGAAATCCTTTCTCCAGCAGTTTCTAGGTACTCCTTGGCTGAAAATATTAAGTATGTTGACTTTGGGACATTCCGGTTAACCCGAGACACAGACTTAAATGTAAATCAAGGTAGGGGGCTGTCTCAGATGAGCTACTCTGAATACTTAAACACATATGTTGATCAGGAGTATGAGACAGACGCAACAAAAGGGTCTGCCCCACGATTTGTTGTTCGCACCCCAGATTTTCAATACATAGTGGTCCCTATGCCAGACAAAGCGTACACAATTCAATACGAGCAGTACATGGACCCCGTAGAGCTTATTGATGCTACTGACGTACCCACCATACCCGACCGATTTCGGCACGTAATTATTGACGGCGCAATGTACTACGCCTATATGTTTAGAGACAATATTGAAATGGCCGGTATGTCTCAAAATAAATTTGAAAATGGAATTAAGCAAATGCGTACAATTTTAACTAACGAATACGCATACTTCAGGGGCACGTAATGCCGGACCGGTACCAAACCTACCCGATTTCTTTTCGTGGCGGATTAGTCACTAACGTTAGCCGTTTAGAACAGGGCTTACAATTTCCGGGGAGTGCTACAACCTTAACAAACTTTGAGCCTTCGATTGACGGTGGGTACCGCCGTATTGAGGGTTTTACAAAATATGATCCAAACGAAGTCCCCGGAACTTCTGAAATACGAGGGGTATTTTATTTTAACGATGCGGCGTTTGCGGTCCGTAACCAGCATATATACTCTTCAGGTGGGTCTGGATGGACTCAGATAACGACGTCTGCAACCTTAGACATTTCCGGTACTGGTATTGTACGTTTTGAAAAGTTAAACTATACAGGCGCAAATACATTAATTATTGTCGATGGATTAGGGTATCCGTACCGGTACAAATCCACAGTGTTTGAGGAGCTTACAAGTCTTCCCGCAGACACCCAAGGGTCGTCTTTTGCAATTAACTTTCAAAATCACCTCTTTTTAGCAAACGAATCCTCCCTAATCTTTTCATCCCCATATGATGAAGCGGATTTTAGCCCCGCCTCTGGTGGAGGTTCCATAGCTCTTGATGATGGCTCAGATATTACAGGTCTTCGAGTATTTCGTGACCAGTTAATTATCTTTACTGAACGGTCCATCTATCAATTAACGGGGCGTTCGGTAGCTGACTTTAAGTTAGATCCCATCACGCGGGACTTGGGCTGTACGGAGCCCGATACGATACAAGAAGTTGGCGGTGACGTAATGTTTTTAGCCCCTGATGGGTTACGCTTACTGAGTGCCACAGAAAGGAATAATGACTTTGGTTTGGCTGTTGTATCTCGCCCAATACAAAAAGACTTAATAAACTTTTTATCGCGACACACAACATTCTCTAGCCTCGTTGTACGCGCCAAATCACAGTACCGAATATTCGGGTACAACGCCGCATTTACTTCTCCCGCATCTGAAGGAATTATTTCGGTTCTTCGTTCTCCTCAAGGGGGCGAAGGAATTGAGTTTGCTAAGCTAAATGGTATAAACGCCCGTGTCGCGTACAGTGATTACATCGAAAACGTAGAGCGTGTACTTTTTGCAAATTCTGACGGCTACGTTTATAATATGGAGTCAGGCAACAGTTTTGATGGTGATATAATTTCTTCAACATTTACTACCCCGTTCCTACCTATTCAAGATCCGATGGTACGTAAACAACTGCATAAGGTCGATATCTACACAGACCCCCAAGGGTCAATTGATGTTGATGTAGCTGTTAAGTATGACTACGAAAAAACAGGAGTCTTACAGCCGCCAGCAAGTAATATTAGTAACACTGCCGGTGAAAACCTCGCTATTTATGGGGCGGCATTATACGCCGCAGAAGATGCGACGGCAGATGTTAACGGTGCAGTAAGCGCGAGTACAAACATTATTTTAGACAATAACGTAGGGACTATTGCCGTAGGCATGTCAGTAAGTGGCTCCGGTATAACTGGACGTGTTACAGTGGTTACTGTGACAGATCAAAATAACATTGTTCTATCAGAAACGGTAACCCTTACAGACGACACTCCGTTAGTGTTTACTGAAAATACATCTAAAGTATTTACTTTTGGCGGGCAACTTCAAGATTTCTTTGAAATTTCGACGGTCGGGTCTGGGGAAGTAATTTCTCTTCAGTTTACATCGGATTCAACAGTACCCACTTTTTCTTTGGAATCAGCGGCACTTCAATTTCTAACAAGCGGTAGAAGGTAACATGGCGTCACAAGGCTACACACGAAACGACGAAAATAACAACATTGCTGAGGGTAACGTTATCCGTGCGTCGGACCTCGACGGAGAGTTTAACGCTATCCAAACAGCTTTTAACGCTAGTGCTGGACATACTCACGACGGTACACAAGGGGAAGGCGGAGCAATTACAGACTTAGGTCCGTCACAAGATGTTAGTATTACAGCTTCGTTAATTTCTCCTACTAACGACGATACGGTTAGTATTGGATCTTCCGGAAACGAGTTTAAAGATCTCCATATTGACGGCAAGGCGTATATTGATGAGCTTGGTGAAAACCTTTTAGTGGGTGACGCGGCTTCTGTTTCTATAAACTTTTGGGACACGGACATAGCAGTTACGTCTTCTGCTGATGGTCAGCTAGATATCGATGCAGACGGCGAAGTTGAAATTACGGTATCTGACGCGGATGGTGTTATCGACCTAAACGTAGACGTTGTTGACATCTCAAACGATGTTAAAATGAGTAGTGATGCCGCCATACTAAACATGGGCGCGGACGACGATGTGCAGATTACTCACGTTGCTGACACCGGAGTTTTATTTACAGCGGGAAGTAGCGGCACTGATGCAGTAGAAGTTCAATTCCGAGATTCCGCTTTAAGCATCGGTTCGTCCACAGATGGACAGTTAGATCTCGCGGCTGACACAGAGATTGAACTTACTACGCCAACTGTTGAACTTTCAAATGACATCAGCCTTGCAAGTGATTCTGCTGTAATTAAGATGGGAGCAGACAGTGAGGTCACGGTGACTCATGTTGCGGATACCGGTGTTGAGCTCAAGACAACAGGCGCAACAGTTAACGCTGTTACTGATTCTTTAAATATTCAAGTTGAAAATGCGTCGGCTGTGGCAGGTATCGGAGCGGGTATAACCTTTAGCGCAGAAACGAACGCATCGAATGTAGAGACTATTGGTGCCATTCGTTCTGTAACTACTAGTGTTACATCGGGAAACGAGCAGGCTGATCTATCGTTCCACACTATGAAAGACGGAACTTTAACGGAGGCTTTCCGTTATGTTACAATTGATGAGGAGCTATATATAACAGGAAATCTGGAGACTACTGGAGATGTTACCGTAGGTGGTGCTCTAGACATTACAGGCAGTTTCACTGCGGATAACCTTTCTTCAACAACAGCCGATACTGATTTAACGCTATCGGGAAATGGCACTGGTAACGTTAACGTCAGTGATAACTTAATAGTAACGGGTGACTTGACAGTATCTGGCACCACCACAACCGTAAACTCAACAACCGTATCTATTGCCGACGCAAACTTTGAGCTTGCTTCCAACAACAACAACGATGGTTCAAATGGAATTACTGTTGACACAGTAGACTTTGGTGTTTACGGAAACTATAATTCTGATCCCGGTAGTACAAATGCAACAGCTTACGCAGGGTTTTTCCGGGACGCATCTGATTCGGGTAAGATTAAGTTTTACTCGGGACTTGCGACTGAACCGACAACTACTGTCGACACCACAGATTCTGGATACGCAGAAGCTACCCTTGTTGCGGGCAGTGTCGATGTAGATAACCTCAGTTTAGATGGTAACGCGATTACTAGTACTGACACCGATGGTGATATTACCGTGACACCCAACGGCGAAGGCTCTGCTGTTGTCAGCCAATTAAAGCTGGGATCAAGTGATGTTGCTGTTAGTGACATTAAGGATGAAGACGATTTCACGTCTAATAGCGAATCGGCGTTAGCAACACAGCAATCAATCAAAGCGTACGTCGATAGTGCTACTGGAGGAATCTCTGCAATTCCTGCTGGCACACTTGCTCCGTATGCCGGTGAAATTAATATCGCTAAGTCTACAGTAGATGGGGCGATAGACGACAGTACATCTATGACTATCGACACACCAACAACAGGTACAGTTGTGATAGGCATGAAAGTTATTGGCGCGGGGATACCGGAAGGAGTGACAGTTTCTACCGTCACAAGCCCGACTGTTTTTGTGTTATCGCAAGCCGTTACTGTTGCTGACGGTGTTTCTGTTCATTTTCACGATGCTCCGAGTGGATGGCTGGCGTGTTATGGGCAGATAGTAAGTGCCACAAGCTATGCCACTTTGTACAGTGTGATTGGTACCCGGTATGGTAACGGAAGTGATAGCGACAACGATACGTTTGAGCTACCTGATCTTCGAGGCCGTGTTATTGCTGGTCAAGATGACTTGGACGGGTCTGCTTCAAACCGACTTCCAAACGATAACGGAGAGACGAGTGTTACCCATACAACGACAAGTCTCGTTAACGCTTCCGCAGATGTTCCTGTAGATAGTACGAGTGGTATTCAGCTAGGGATGCGAGTTACTGGCAGTGGGATAAGTGCTTCCGATAAAGTGTGGGTCATAGGAATAAATTCATCTAGTCTAATTATAACTCTTTCGTCTGCTCAGACTATTAG